TCTTCCTGAAAATGATTCTTGGTATGGTAGACGAGTTGACAACTACACAGTTGATATGATAGGACTTCCAGAGTGGGGAGCAAGGCATTGTCGCGGAACATACACTCAAAATTTAACAGGGTGGGAACAAGACGAAGAACTCAAATGGGATAATGCTTATTGGTTAGTTGCATATAGAGATGTTAATTTTGGTGGAATGATGCCTGCATGGTTTGCAGCAAGACTTTTAAATATGGAGGATGTTTGGGCAAATCCAGTGGCGTTTGATTATATGGAAAGAGTTGCAAAACTACAAGGACCAGCTAGAGGTAGGCAAGAGTTCGGAGATTTCACTGTAGAACTTTGGGAAAAGTATCATGTTATATCACCTGAATTATCTGCGACAGGGCTTATACCATTACAAAACCATAGTATAATTTATTCATCATCGGAACAATTTGGACATCCAGCCACAAATGTTTTAAATGAAAGTACATTTGATGATTGGTGGACATTATCAGAGACAGAAACAACACCAGCAGCACCCCCACCACATTCTATAATTATAGAATTAGATAAACATTATAATTTAATGGGGGTAGATGTTCGTTCTACTACTAGACAAAATGATGGATATTTATTGGATTTCCAAATGTATGGTAGTGTTGATAATTCAACATGGCAACTTTTACTTGATAGTTATGTGGGGTCATCAGATCAGTTATTAACGGTTCTTTTCCCAACAATGTCAGCGAAGTATTTTAAATTAGTGGCCCCATGCACATACACATATCCGGGTGGAGATTGGAGAATAGGGACTGCACAAAATAGACCATCCTTAAATATAAAGTTAAATCGTTTACAATTAAGACAACCAGTATCGGAAGTTGTAGATCCATTAAGCGGAATGACAGTTGTTTCACCATTATCTATATTTGCTGTAAGTAGTGAAGGAACGGTTGGAACTTCTGGTGCTGATCATAAAGGAATACATTGTATTGATAACAATCCCAATACATATTGGGGATCTTGTTGGAGAAATCCAAGATTTATTCCACCACATTGGATAATGTTCGATTTAGGAGAATCTAAAACGGTTTCTGGACTTAGATATTACCCATATGCGTCATATCCGCATTATGGTAGTTTTAGAGATTATGAGATTTATGTTACGAATAATGCATCAACAAATATCAATCAATGGGGATCACATGTAGCCAAGGGTGATTGGACATTTAATGGTGATCTTAAAATTGTCGCATTTCCACCAACAACAGGCAGATATGTTATACTTAATACAACTCTTGGGGATGGTGGTCCAAGCAACGGAGATGCCATCGCAGTTCAAATTGATATATTGGAATAATTAATAATACTGACCGTATATATTATTATCGGTATTATTCATGTCATAGACACGTTCTTGGCTATCCACATTAACATCGAAGTCATAAACCTTTTCATCGGTTGATAATGATGGGAATAAGGAAGAATTCTCCTTACCTGCGAATGGATTATCGTATACTTGATCATTACCTAATTCCATAGGTGCATTGGTTTCAAATGAAGTCTCATAGCGTTTTGCAGTGATTTTCCATACATAATGGCCCATGGCTGGATTAATTCCATCTTGAACACTTTGATCAATTGCTTCAGTTATACGAAATATCTTAGCTCCCCTATTTCCGGGTCTATCACATCCAAGAGCAGTGATCGCTATTAGATCATCTGATTTGGGTTCTATTCGTTGTCCATTGGCTGTTAAGAAATCTAATCCATCAGTTGGAACAATTATAAGTTGATTATTTTGATCATATAATGGTATATTATTAGCATCTACTATATATGTTATGAATCTATCCGTGAAATCATCAATTGATATATATGCAACTAACTCGTCATCTGACATCATTCCAAATTGGGATAATGATATAGCTTCTTCTAATTCTAGATATGATTTTATGATGAAAGGATCGAAATATTCTTGTGTTGGATGCTCACCATATAATGCATTCATGGCGGATAAGTTAAATCCATTAACATAGTAGCTTATTTCAACTCCGTAATTGTTAATTAACTCTTGATATTGACTTCCAAAGATTACACGTTCAGCTTGAAAGTTTGATGGATCAGCAAATCCTCCACAATTAGGATTATACACTCCTGCGAAAATATTAACAGGATCTAAACATGAAAGTGGTGTGGCTGGACATCCCATATCAATTATTTAACCGATTTGAATACTCTTCCAACAGGTTTCCCATTAATACTGGTCATTTCTATTCCCATACCACTATTTCGAACATTATTAAAGATTTTACCATGTTCATATTCGTATCCCAGATCTAATAATTCCATGGGAGTTAAAATACTACCCGGAATATTCATTTTAGGGTTATCTTTTTTATAGGGTCCAACAGTATGTAGATTTTTCTTATCAGGTCCGACTATATTAGGATTTTTACCATTATGTGCTTGTATGGATGGAGCAGGAGTTCCATCAGCCAAGTTATGACGGTATTCAAGAATAAATTGTTTAAATGATTTCACTATAACTATTTAACAAAAAAGCCCACCGAATGGGTGAGCTTGATTGATTGAATCATGTTATCTAAAAATTACTTGAAGTAATCAGAGGCTTTCTTTAGGGTTGAACCGGGAACCTGATTGTTCTTACCTTGTAAGGCTGTAATCGGAGGAGCACTATTACTAGTATTCGTATCATCGGTTACATCAGCTTTGGCTTGACCACCTTTTGGTTTTGGGGGACCGGACACTTTATTATCTTTTCCCATAAATGCTTTCTTTTTATCCGGTGCGGTCTTGGTTCCAACTTCTTCGTCTTCTTCAAAGGACATTTCATCCTCTTCTGCTCCGAATTCATCTCCACCTAAATCATCTTCTCCACCAAAGTCAAGGTCATCTTCACCACCTAGATCATCACCTAAGTCTTCTTCACCACCTAAAACTGCTTGTAGAACGTCCACTAGTTGTTGGGCTACGTCTTTAGGTAATGTGAATGTTACTTCATCTCCACCTAAATCATCTTCTCCACCAAACTCATCACCCAAGTCGGAATCCGGGGTTGAATCATCTAGACCAAGGGCATCCACATCGTTATCTTCTTGACCGAAGTTTTCCTTAAGGACTTTACTGTATAGTTTATCGAATACTGATTTACTCATAATACTATTTACCATTCTTCTGCTATTTTTTTTACTTTCTTTAAGTTTTTTGTTCCAGATAGCATCTTTTTTTACTTCATCGGAATCTATTTCTTCGGAATCATCGGAGTCATCTACTTTTTTCTTTTTATTAGAATAGAATTCTCCCACTTTATCACCTTTGGTTTTTTTATGGGGTTCTTCTTCGTCTTCATCACAAGGGCAGTCCTCTTCATCATTTAAGGCTTTGTGATAACCATCGGTTTTAGGGCCATCCCCAATCAAATCAGGTTGATCACCAAAAGCGTTTTTATTCTTATGTTTAGATTCTTTTAGGGAATGTCTCAATGGATTTAACATTTTCCCATATATATCACCGATAGAAATAGTATCTTTTCTCTTCATATACATATTTAGAGTAAATATAAGTATTATATGGGAAAAATTAAAAAAGAAAAATACTACATGGGTAATCCGAACGTTCCATCCAAGGGTGCGGAATTCGAATATACTCCAGAAATGGCAAGGGAACTTGAGAAATGTAAAAATGATATTTTGTATTTCGCGGAGAATTATTTCTACATTCTCATACCCGGAAGAGGAAAGGAAAAAATTAATCTATTTCCGGCTCAGAAAAGAATTTTAAAGGGAATGAAGAAAAATCCATACTTTGTATTATTAGCAAGTCGTCAAATAGGTAAAACTACGATCTTTACGATTTATTTACTATGGACCGCATTATTCTTCAATGATAATAAAATTCTTCTAGTTGCGAATAAAGAAGCAACGGCGATTGAAATCTTCACTAGAATAAGAATGGCATATGAAATGATGCCCAACTGGATTAAATCTCCAGTTGATGATAGTCTTGGTGGTTATGGTAAAACATCCATGGGATTGGAAAATGGTAGTAGAATATCCATATCAACCACAACTGGAACTGCTGCCCG